CAACCCGATGCCCGACATCGTGTAGGCGACCGAACCGTCGGCCGAACCGATCGAGATCGTCTTCGGGATCGACGCCGTACCGAACTGCGCCCACTCGACGTCATCGAAGCCGCCGTTCGTGTGCTCGGCCATCGCCGAAATGTCGACCAAGCCCGACTTGCGGCCAGCGATCACCGTCCGGTAGCCGTCGGTCGTCGACAATGGCGTGGTGTCCAGCTCGGCACACTCGGCCTCGAACCGTGCCGACTTGGCGACGCCCGACAGGTTGAACGACCCGTCGAGCACCATGATGTCGGAGTTGTAGTAGACGGCCATCAGCGGCTCCCCTTCTTCGGCTTGGGCTCGGGCTCATCGCCGACGTCGGCGAAGCAGTCGGCCTCGACCACGTACGGCGACTCGTCATCCCACAGCGAGCCGGCGGGGATCACCCCGAACTCGGGCAGTTCATGCGACGAGATGCAGACCTTCACTTCGCCTCCTTGGGGAACATGCGGGCACTACGCCGGATGACCCGGGTGCCCAACGCCATCAGCCAGAAACCGAACCGTTCGCGCATCAGTTGCCGCCCTTCTTCACGACGATCTGCAACGGCATGGCGGCGGAGTAGCCGTCCTCGCCGGGAGCGATCAGTGCGCGCTGCGGCAGGACGACCTGCACGACATCGCCGAGCGACGGGTCCGCCATCAGCGCATCGAAGATCGACAGCTCGGTGCCGATCGACAGCAGATTGTCGAGCTTGATCTGCGTGTCGACCGTGCGGGCACCGGCCTCAATCAGCAGCGTCACCCCGACGTCGGTCGTGCCGTTGGGGCCGAACGACTCGAAGTAGGAGACGTACCCGGCAGCGTCGGGAACGATGGTGATGCTCGGCGGCCGGGTCGGTGTCTCGTCGTTGGCGTAGACGTTGACCTTGCCCTCGAGCGTCGTGAGCAGTTGCGTCCGCAACGCCTGCCGGATCGCCTGCAGGTCGACCGATGCGTACGTGGTCATGCGATCAGCGCTTCCTCTCGTCGGAGCCGACGCTGCAGGTCGGAGATGATCGCCGCCTGACGGGTGCGGACCCCGCCGAAATCGGTCACCCCGGCCAGACCGAACTTGACGTCTCGGTGGTCAATGATGTCCTTGGTCAGGATCTTCACGGCCTCGACCACCCGTGCCGGGATCACGGTCCAGCCCCAGGCGGCCGTCACGGTCACCGAGGCGAACCCGGTCGATGACTCGTACCAGCTGAACCCGGAGGCTCGGCGAAGCTGGTCGTACGGGCGATAGTCGCCGCTGCCGTCCAAGTTGTTCAACGGCTCAGCCTGGTATCCGACACCAGCGGTGAGCGTGGTGCCGTTCTCCACCACCGACGTGATGGTCGCACAGTCGTGGATGCGCAAGATCGACGACGACGGGTTAGGCGTGTAGATCCGAGCCGTCGCCGTGCCAGCGACGACGAACTGACGGTTGCAGTCGGTGTTGATCAGCTCGATGGCAGCGTTGAGGCTGTTGGTGTTGATGTCGTCCTCGACACCCGAGAGCGCCGTGCGCACGAAGCTCTTGATGTCGTCCAGTTCAGCGATCGACATGGGCGAACCTCCTCTGGAACGGTGCGTCAGGGACGCCAGCGAGGACGTCACGGTCGATGACGAGCGAGATGCGGGGCACGCTCGAGGTGTTGCGAACCGAGTGCCACAGGTGGTGATGCACCCGGAACGGGACACCGACCTCATGGGCGACCGGCTGACCGTCGGCGAGCAGCTCGCCCGTCTCGGTGAACGGGACCTGCCATCGCTCGCGGTACGGGCGGCCGGCATCAATGTGCACGGCGACGAAGCCGCCCGGCGCGATGCGGGACACCCACGCATCGAACACGGGGGCGAACTCGGCCAGGATCGTGGCGAACCCTGGCTCGGTGATCCGGCCGCCCTGGGCGACCGTGACCTGCTGGTAGCCGACGTGCACCGGATCAGGTGACGGGGGCGCCGGCTGCGACCACAGGTGGTCGATCGACCGGAGCGCCTCGTCGAGAACTTCGGGCGGGGTCACTCCGCCGGGGCGGGCTTGCCGGACTTCTTCACCGTCGGGGCGCCGTCGTCGTAGACGAGCTTCGGCACGCGCTCGGCGATGTCGTCGGGAACGATCGCGTCCTTCGTGTAGGCCTTCTTGCCGACCGGCAGGACGGCGGTCACGAATGCTTCCTTGGCGCGCTTGGCCATGACTGGCTCCTAGTCGGTTGTGCCCCCTTCGTAGAGGGCGATGATCTCGTGAGCCCATGCGAGCTTGTCAGCCACGCGCTGCCCGGAGGGCTGCCACGATGACCACAGCTCGAGGTTCTCCGGACGGTTGTCGGCCCGGTCGCCGTTGATGTGGTGGACGTTCTCGTGGGGCAACAAGGGGCGGTCGAGCAGTTGCTCCATGACGACCCGATGCTCTAGCTGCGACTGGCCGTTCATGGACCGACGGCGGTAGCCGTTGCTGTCCAGTCTCCACTCGCCGGGATTGTGGAATGACTCGGCGGGGCCGGGGTCGCCGTACTTGCGAAAGCGGTTGTAGTGCATCGCGCAGAAGCTTTTGGCCATCCGGGCAAGGTCGCACCCGTCAACGGCGCACCGGGGCGCGTTTGGCCTCAGGTGCGGTTCGACCCATCCGGCCGCCCGCATGTTCTGCTTGGTGACTCGGTCGCGGCAAACACGCGAGCAGTACAGGCGCCGCTGCCCGCGAAGTCGCTGATGAAACATGTTGTCGCAACCTGGCGCAGCGCACACATCGGTTTCGGCCTTGTACTCGCTCACCCCGTGGAGTGAGCCGCGGAGGCTCTGCTGGTAGTGGGCTCGGCACAGCCCCTTGGCGTGATGCGGGGAAGTGCAGTCATCGAATGTGCATGTGTCGTGGATCCTGGGGGGCGCCATACCCCCCAGGATACCGTACGACTCAGGTGCGATGTTGTTCGCTACGTTACGATCACGTAACGTTCAGGAGGCGAAAAGCATCATCCAAGACGCTATCACTCCCGAAGTGCGCCTGCATGAACACGCCGGACGCACCGATCGGGCGGCCCGTCGAGCCGACCACGTCGGGGATGAACCGGGTGATGGTGCCCAGACCCTCGGCGATGACGAAGTGCTGGAAGTCGCCGATGAGCAGGTAGTAGTTGTTCGCCAGCGCGGTGACGCTGCCGTCCATGTCCTCGTTCTCCACCCACGGGCGGCCGAGAACGCGGAGACCGTCCTCGCTGTCCGACAGGCGGGTGAGAAGGGCGTGGCTGTCGGCGGTGCCGAACTGGCGGATGTCGTTCAGCGCCTCGATCGACGACATCCACGTCGCGTTGCGACGGTGACGGCCGGGGAGGGGCTCGAACGTGGCGTACACGTCGGCGATGGCGAACGTGTCGGTCGTGGCCGAGGCGACGGCGCTGCCGGTGAGGGCGGTGACGATGCCGGTCGGCTGCGACGAACCCGAGCCCGTGGTCAGCGCAGCACCCATCAGGTCGTTCCAGCCGCCCATGAGGACGTCAGCGACGATGGTAGTGATGTTGCCCAGCGAGTTGGCCGACGCGTAGCTGTAGGGCACGAAGCCCTGCGCCACGTAGAGCGGGATGTCGGTGTTCGCGAACGTCGTGGTGTCGTCCGACACCTCGGTGTTCTCACCGTCCCACGACCAGGCGGCGTTGCCCGAGGACACGCTGCGCCACGTCTGACCCGTGGTCTGCACGCGGCGAGCCCGCGAGTAGATCGGGTTGTTCGTGCCGGCGGCCGACAGGGTGACAGCGGCCTCGATGTCGGTCGGGACCAGGTAGCCGCCCGCGTTGCTGGTGCCGATGCTCATGGCACGACGCACACCGTCGGCGTACTGCAGCGCATCGCGCTCGCCCTGGTTCAAGTCGTGGAGCAGACCGCCCGAGCGGGCCAGCTTGCCGTACGCCGACTTGTACTCGGGGCTCGTGGTCGCGAGGACGAGGCGGGCGACCTGATCGTCGCCGGTCTCGATCATGCGGGTGAGCGCCTCACGACGGAGGTCGTTGGGGCCGGGGGTCATCTCGGCGGCCGACAACGCACGCGAGACCAGCTCGTCGGCGTTGAAGGTGCGGGAGATGGCGGTGCGGTCCCACGGGTTGTTGAACGTGGAGGCGCGGGAGACGTCGCCGCTGAGCGGGTCCGACTCGAACGTCTCGACCTGGGACTCGCGGCCGGCGGTCGGCGCGAGGCGCTTCATGCGCTCCACGTCCGCGGTGCGGCGAGCCTCGAACCGCTGCAGGTCCTCGACGGTCGAAGCAACCGTGTCGAACTCGGCGGAGAGGGTCTGGTAGCGGGCCACCTGATCCGAGTCCAGCTCGGCGGCGGTGGCGAGGGGGAGCAGCTCGGCCTTGATGGCGTCGAGCCGCTGGACGGC